TTGATACTGAAAACACAATTGAAGAATTCACAGTTGAATTACAAGTTCAATATTGGGAATCTAACACCACTACTTAAGAAGGTATAGATAATTAGAGGGAGGGATAATTCTCCCTCTTTTTATCAATTATGGAGATATAGCTTTGGCTGAATTATTCGGTTTTGAAATAAAAAGAAAAGGGCAAGACAAGGAAGAAAATAAAAAATCCTTTGTTGCTCCATTAGAGAATGATGGCTCCACTTATATTCAGTCTGCCGGAGGACACTTTGGTAGCTATGTTGACATGGGCGGAGATACAGGTACCGCAGAACAAGATTTAATTAAAAGATATAGGGATGTAGCTACACAACCAGAATGTGATTCTGCTATTGAAGATATTGTGAATGAAGCAATTGTTGCAGACACTGATGCTGCGCCAATTGAACTCTTAACTGATAATTTAGATCAACCTGATAATATTAAGAAATTAATTCGAGAAGAATTTACTAATATTATTGAATTGCTTCAATTCAATAACTACGGCCACGATATATTTCGTCGGTGGTACGTTGACGGTAGATTATTTTACCACATTATCGTTGATGAAAAAAGTCCAAAAAAAGGTATTTTAGAATTAAGGTCTATAGATCCTATAAAGATTAAAAAAGTAAAAGAAGTTGAAACAATAAAAGATAATGCTACTGGTGTAGATCTTATAAAAGAAATAGATGAATATTATCTTTATCAAGATAGTTCTTTATCTAATTCGAATGCTGGAATAAAAATATCTAAAGACGCTATTCAATATACTACTTCCGGTTTATTAGATGTAAGCCGTAAAAAAATACTATCGCATTTACAAAAAGCAATTAAACCAGTGAATCAACTTCGTATGATGGAAGATTCATTGGTTATCTACAGACTTTCTCGTGCACCCGAACGTCGTATTTTCTATATTGACGTAGGTAATTTACCAAAAGGTAAAGCAGAAGAATACGTTAAAGGTATCATGAACAACTATCACAATAAGCTTGTTTATGATGCATCTACCGGAGAGTTAAAAGACGATCGTAAACATATGTCAATGCTAGAAGATTTCTGGCTCCCACGGCGTGAAGGTGGTCGAGGTACAGAAATTACTACATTGCCTGGTGGCGAAAACCTTGGACAGATTGATGATATTATTTACTTCCAGAAGAAGTTGTATAAAGCATTAAATGTTCCGGTAAATCGATTAGAACAAGAAGCTCAGTTCTCACTTGGAAGATCTACTGAGATTTCAAGAGATGAAGTTAAATTTCAAAAATTCATTGATAGACTTCGTAAAAGATTTGGTTGGTTGTTCTTAGATCTACTTAAGTTGCAACTAATCTTAAAAGGTATTATCACAGAACAAGATTGGAAAGAAATCAAAGAGCAAATAGGATTAGATTATATTAAAGATTCTCATTTTGCTGAATTAAAAGACAATGAAATTCTTCGCGAAAGAATAGAATTATTAACAACTATGGAAGAATTTATTGGAACATATTTCTCAATGGATTATGTGCGCAAAAAAATATTGCAGCAATCTGATGAAGATATTGAAGCTATGAAAGAACAAATTGAATCTGAAAAAGATGAAATGCCTGTCCCAGATGATGAAGATTTTTAAGATTGAAAATCATTTTTTTATAAATATAGTATAAGGAAAATTTAATATGAGTGATATCGATACATTAATTACTGCACTTAATAGCGGAAAACAAAACGACGCTAATAAGGCATTTGATGCAGCAATGCAAAATAAAATTAATACAGCATTAGATGCTAAAAAAATAGAATTAGCAAATGATGTTTATAACGGAATAACGAATGCAGAACTTCAAGACACTCAGATCGAAACTGACTGAAGCGAAAGCTATTAAGACGCTTAAAGTCGGTAAAAAATCTAAAGCCGTTATAACAAAAAATGGTTCTAAGTTTGCCGTTACTATTGACGGTGATTTATTAGACGATAAATATAAGTCGGCCAAAGAAGCCGAGCAGGCTGCAATAGAATTTGCAGATTTAATGGGAGCATAAATGAAGCTTATAACGGAACATTTAGAAGATAATCTTAGTTATCTTATTGAAGCCAAAGATGGTAAGAAAAATGTCGTTATTGAAGGCATTTTTATGCAGGCAGAATCAAAAAATCGTAACGGTCGGATTTATCCACGGGCCGTTATGGAAAGCGCTGTAAACAAATATGTTACAGAGCAGGTTGCTAGAGGAAGAGCAGTTGGTGAGCTAAATCACCCTGATGGTCCTACTATCAACCTTGACAAAGTTTCTCACCGTATTACCGAACTTTCTTGGGACGGTAATAACGTAATGGGAAAAGCATCCGTATTAGATACTCCTATGGGTCAAATCGTAAAAGGTTTGGTCGAAGGTGGTGTTCAATTGGGTGTTTCTAGTCGTGGTATGGGTACGCTTGTGCACAAGAATGGAGCTAATTACGTCGGAAACGACTTCGTCTTAGCGACAGTTGACATTGTCCAAGATCCCTCAGCTCCGCAAGCCTTCGTAAATGGGATTATGGAAGGTGTTGAATGGATTTGGGAAAATGGTATTCTAAAAGCACAAGAAGTTGAAAAATATGAGACTGAAATCAAAAAAGCATCTTCATCCCAACTTGCGGAAACGCAGTTAAAGGTGTGGCACGATTTCCTCTCAAAACTTTAACTCTAATTATCAAGGAGTAATATATGTCCGAAGAGATCAATGATCTAATTGAAGACGTTTCAGAAGTTGAGCTCCAAGATGAAGCCCTCGAGGAAAACGTTGAAGTTGAGAACGAGGAAACCATCGCGGAAGATGCTGATGAGTTAGAAGAAGGTAAAAAAGTCGCCAAGGAAGAAGACGACGAAGACGACGACGACGACTCAGATGATGAGGATGACGACGATGACGTTGAAGAAAAGAAAGCTGTTAAGGAATCAGCAGCACCTTCTACTAAATCTGGCATGATAAATGCTATGTATAAAGAAATGTCTAAGATGAATAAGTCAGATCTTCAAGCTGCTTATGATAAATTAATGGCGCAAGATGATGATGAAGAAGAAGTTGAAGAATCTGTAGACGTAAATGAAGATGAAACAGTGGCAAAAGGATCAACTGCAGAATCATATGATTTTGAAGCTGATTTAACTGCTTTAGTTTCAGGAGATGAAACACTTTCTGAAGGATTCCAAGAAAAAGCAGCTACTATTTTTGAAGCAGCTGTAAAGTCTAAGGTATCTGCAGAAATCGATCGTCTTGAAGAGGAATATAAAGTTTCTCTTGAAGAAGAAACAGCTGATATTAAATCCACAATGATTGACAAAGTAGATGGTTACTTAAACTACGTTGTTGAGCGTTGGATGGAAGAAAATAAATTAGCTGTAGAAAACGGTTTACGCAACGAAATCTCCGAATCATTTATGGAAGCACTTAAAGGCGTATTTGTTGAGCATTACATCGAAGTACCTGAGTCTAAAGTTGACTTAGTCGATGATTTAGCAAATCAGGTTAGAGAGCTTGAAGAAACTTTGACTCAGGAAACTGAATCAAATATTCGTCTTAATGAATCGGTACAAGCGTTCCAACGCGCAGAAATCATTGCACAGGCTTCTAAAGGCTTGGCCGAAACTGAAGTTGAAAAACTGAAGGGCTTAGTTGAAGAAGTAGATTTTGAAGATGCTGAAACTTTCTTAAAGAAGGTATCAACAATCAAAGAATCTTACTTTGCAAAACCAATTGTACAGAACACTGAAGAGATTGAACCTATGAATGAAGAAAGCGAAGAAGTTGAACTTTCTGCATCTATGGCTCGATACTCAACAGCAATAAAAAGAACCTTAAAATAATTTTGGGAGTATAACCTAAATGTTTAATTCAGATAAAATTGCAGAAAAGTGGGCTCCAATTCTTGAGCACTCTGATCTGCCTTCAATTGATGACAAGTACAAGAGATCTGTAACTGCAGTTCTTCTTGAAAACCAAGAAAAAGCTCTTAGCGAAGAGCGTGGTGCAATGGGTTTCATGACTGAAACTGCTGCTAACGCTACTGCTGGGGGAACTGGCAACATGGCTAACTGGGATCCAGTATTGATCTCTTTAGTACGTCGTGCTATGCCTAACCTTATGGCTTATGACGTAGCTGGTGTTCAGCCTATGTCTGGTCCTACTGGTCTTATCTTCGCCATGAAGAGCAAGTACAGCACTCAGGGTGGTACTGAAGCTCTTTTCGACGAAGCTGATACTACATTCTCTGGTACTGGTACTCACGGTGGTGATTCTTCATCCGCTGTTGGTACTACAGGTACTGACGCAAACACTGATGACGTTGAAGATTCATTCGACGTTGGTACTGGTTTAGCTACTGCTGATGGTGAAGCATTATCTAACACTGGTGCAGCTATGGCTGAAATGGCTTTCAGCATCGAGAAGACTAGCGTAACTGCTAAGACTCGTGCGCTCAAGGCTGAATACACCATGGAATTGGCACAAGATCTGAAAGCGATCCACGGCTTAGACGCTGAAAGCGAATTGGCTAACATCCTTTCAACTGAGATCTTGGCTGAAATCAACCGTGAAGTTATCCGTACTATCAACGTAAAAGCTAAGCTTGGTGCTCAGACTTCTAACGTTGCAGCTGCTGGTACCTTCGACGTTGAAACTGATTCAGATGGTCGTTGGTCAGTTGAGAAGTTCAAAGGTCTGATGGTTCAGATCGATCGTGAAGCTAATACTATTGCTCGTGAAACTCGACGCGGCAAGGGTAACTTCATTGTTTGTTCTTCTGACGTAGCTACTGCTCTTTCCGCAG